GTGTCATTGGCCGAGTTAGGGCAATACCAAGATTTGGACGTGGCTGAAGAGTGTCTTAGGTACATTTATGGCAGAAGTCATCAAATAAAGAAAAAGTATAACGTGTTTTGCTCGTAACCAGATAACACAACGGAAATATTGATAGATTGGCTGGCAAGAGTTGGTAACTCAAACCTGCTAATGGTAAAGCATTAAGCTCAATTAGGTATTTGGATATTACAACATAATACTATTCTCACGTTGGTAATGGAAGGAAGAGGTGGCAAAGGTGGTGCAAAATATAGCAACCCAGTGAATTTCAAGGATTCCAAGGCTAGTGTCTATAGTAGATTGTTAGGTATAACAACTTAATATGCTGAAGAGTCAAAACAGCCAAGGGGATACTGGTTAACCGGCAAATCATTGAAAAGAAATTAAAACAATGATGACCCATTCTTCATTGAATAACCAAAAACAGATGGCTATCAAGCACCAATAATGCATGACGCTACAGCTTTGATGACACTTAATTTATCAGCTTGCCCAGATTATATACTAACTGATGCCTATAGTAATTTAGGTGACAATGAATTTATACCATATTACCCACCAGCTTGGACCAATTTCACTGAAAAAGATATAAGTCCTGTGACAGAATTGGTTGAAGATAGAATCATTGACCTGTACACAAATACAGATATGACAGGGTGGTTGTAAAGTTATGCACCATAAAACAATGGTGTTATAAAATCAAAAGAGCATCCTGAAAGAATAATTTACTCAAAGAAAATATTTATGACAGAATTCCCACAACGCTCAAGACCTGTAATAACAAATGTTGCATTTGAAGAGTAAAGATCAATAGCAGGTAGAATATATTCAGTTTAATTTGTTAGAACAAAAACCCCTTAACCATCAAAAGTAATAAGTTAAATAATAAAGGGGTTTTTTAGACACAATTACTAGGACTTCATAGAAACGTGGAAAAATTAACCATTAATTTTTGATCCTGAAATAATCAGAGATTGGTTATCTAGAAGAAAGGGTGCACCAAAGATTGTCAAAGAAACATTAACTCTATTGTGTGATGAATTATGTGTAAAACCAATATCTGATATAAAAATACATATCAAACTGGAATCATTGTTAAAGGATGAACCAATACAAATGTGGTAGTAATAGTAATCAAGAATCATAATGTGGTAACGGAAAGCAGTGTCTGCACTGTTCTCTCACATTTTTAGGGCTGCAAAAGATAGACTTAAAGAGTTATTAGCTGACAAAGTAATATACACAGATGGTCTAAGACCGGATGAATTAGCTGGTAGAGTGCGAAGAGTAAAGAATTTGAAATGGTTCTTTGAGAATGATTTGACAAAGTAAGATAGACAGACAGATAAACCGATAATTGAAGTGGAAATGGCACTATACCGTATGCTTGGTGTCCATGAATGTGTATTAACCAGTTGGTAAACTGTACATGAAATATGGCGGTTTAAATCTCTGAATCATAAAGGTTGGAGAGAAAGTATGAGACTAACAGGTTAAGCAACAACAGCACTTGGAAATGTGATAACTAATCTATAAGTACACGCAAAATTCATGTGCAAAAATTAGGAAAAAGTGGAATTAGCACTGTTCTTAGGTGATGACATGTTAATGTTAATGAATGATAAACCAGACATAAAAGATTTAAGATAGTACATTGCATGTAATTTTAACATGTAATCAAAAGTGTTCATTAATGAGCACTACGGTAACTTCTGTCAGATGGTAAGCTACAAAGATGCAAATGGTGTGGCTGGTTTAGGACCGGATTATGTACGGCTTAAAAATAGATTTGAAGTAACCAATGGTGTTGGCTTAGCTGATGATCAGGCTTTAGAAATGAGAGCAATGTCTTACACAATGATGTTAGGTGAGATATAGTAAACTAAAGACATAGTACGTGAAAATAATTGGCCGTTGGCATTACCAACTTGGTATGATTAACCATACTTAGTCGGTGCATTAATGGAAAAATATTAATGCACTGACAATCAAATTTATGCGAATTTAGCCAATTTAACAAAAATGATAAGAGAGCGTAGAAAATTCGTCATGACAATGAGATTATGGTCATCGAAACCAAAAGTATATCACTGACAATGAGTATACTAGGTAAATATTTAAATAAC